CTTTTGCTACTGCACCGCCTGATTGTTTTCCAAAAAATGGAATTTTAAAAGGTAAAAAAGAACCAGCAGTTGAAAATACTGCTTGTATTTTCTTTTGATTTGATATTGCTTTTTGTATTGCTAAGTTAACTGCTTCCCTTGCTATAATTTCAATAATTGTAGCAAGTATTTGCGTTGCAAGTGTTTGTGCGATAGATTTAAAAGTTGCTTTTAATTCTTTACCTAAAACTATTGACTCTGCTATTCCTTTTGAGAAACCTTTGATTCCTACGTTTAAAACATTTGTTACTTGTTTTGAAATGTCTGTTAAATCTTTTAATGGTTTATTTATATTCCCTTGTATTGTTCCAGCTATCTCCCCAAATTTAGTTTTTGTTGCTTCTGCCTCTGCTTTTGCTTTTGCAATCTCTTCATTCATTTTAGCAAGTTCAGCAGTATTAAGGATAACTGACTCTTCTATTTTTTTTATAAATTTTTCTGCTGATGATAATTCTCTATTAAAATCATTTGCTTCTCCACCTGATAGACCCATTTTTTTTGCTATTTCTTCCAAGTCAATTCCAAGTGCTTTTATAATACCACCTAATGCAAGAACACCTATTTTACCTGCTCTTCCTAATAATAGAAAACCAACTACACCAAATTCTCTTACGCCTGCTGGTAGAACTTTTATCAGGTCAATAGTTCCAGCTATTCCTGTTCCAATGATTTTAAATACACCTTTTACAGTTTCAAAAACCTCACCAAAACCAATCATAATTTGTTTAATTATATCAACAAAGTTCTTACCAACAGTAGATGCAAAATCTCTAAGTTGTTTTTCGTTCTCTTCTAATAATTGATTTACAGTTGCAAGACCTCCTTTTATAAAATCAAAGAAACCAGCTTCATTAACACCTAATTTGAATTGAAATATTTTGTCATTTATCATTGAAAGAGTACCAGTAAAAGTTGTTGCTAATACTTCTGTTGCTCTTCCAAATCTTCCACCCTCACCAAATATTTCCTCAAATCTTTTTATAGTCTCTTCTACTGATACTGTTGCACCAGCTTGAAAACCTAATAATGCTCTAACACCTCTTTCTCTAAATATATCTGCCGCAGATATACCACCAGCAAATGACCTTTGTATTTGTTCAGCAGTAGTTCTAAAGTCTAATCCAGTTACAGCAGATACATTACCAACTATTTTTAAATTTTTTGCTAATGCTTGTGCATCTTTTGATATTACGGCTAAGTTTCCTGATGCTGTTGCAATCTCTTGAAGTGTAAATGGAACTTTACCAGCAAATTTTACAAGTTCATTAAATGCTTTTTTACCCTCATTTACAGAACCAAATAAAAAATTAAATCTTACTCCGAGTTCTTCAACTTCTCTTCCAACGCCAATAAAAGACCTAATAATTAATCCACCACCAATACCAACTAAAGCAGATTGTATTGAAAAAACTGATGACTTTAATCTTCCTAATGATGCTTGAACTCCTGATAACGCTTGTTTAGTTTTGTCTTTAGCAAGTATGTTTATTCTTAAATTTTGTGCCATTATATTTTCTTTTTATCAATCATAGATTGTTGAGTGTCCATCTCGTGTAATAAATATCCAACCCAATAATTATATTCCCAAACTTCCATTTTTAGAAGTTCAGATAAAGTTATTTTTAACCTATCAGCGACTATAAGTAAATTTTTTAATTCAGGGTCAAAATTTAGTTTTTTTTTACTTCTTCAGGCGAGATAACTTGAACCATTGCAGTTGCTATCCTTGATAAAACATCAGAATCTACCTTTGTCATTAAATCCATTTTATCATCTAACTTAAAAAGTTTTTTACCATCTTTGTCTAGTGCTTTCATTACGACAATATCAGCAAGAATACTGACATCTTGTAAATTATCAGATTTCTTAAATAATTTATTTTTTTCAAAAAGATTTATAGGATTCCAATAGATGACAGTTGGTTTGCCATCTTCATCTTTCCATTCTGGAACTTCAATAGATTGAATACCTATACTCTCAAAATGAGACTTGGCTCTGTCTATTATTGACATAAATTATTATTCAGTTCCAATTGTTAAAGCACCAGTTCCTTGAAATGTAACACTTCTAGCAACGATTCCGTCTAGTGGTTGATTAACACTCATACCAGTTATGATACCAGCACCCTCAAATTTTCTATCACCAGCAGATGAACCCTCTGGTAATAATTTGAAAGTAACACTAGCACCAGCAACTAATTGTGTTTGCACACTATCAGCTTCGTCAAAGTGCATTTCTAAAGTTCCTGAAAATGATGTTCTTCCAGCAATAAATGATTTTGCTGCGTCTGCCATTTTTGTGCTTTCAACAACATCGCCTGTTGTTTCAAGTGTGAAACTAGATAGTTCGCCAACTGCTGAACCACCTACAACTACTTCACCCTCTTTTCCATGATGTACTGCCATTATATTCTCCTATTTTTTGCTTTTACTACTTTTAACATAATAAATCAAACTAATCTTCGTCTGATTCATCTTCCTCTTCAATCTCATCTTCGTCAAAATCTTCATCTTCTTCGATTTCTTCGCCTTTGAGTTCTTCTAATAAATCTTTTACTTCTTCACAAAGTAAAGACTCTTTATCATGTAATTGTTCAATTTTATCTATTTTTTTTTCTATCTTATCTATTATTTTTGCATCTGCCATTTATATCTCCTGTTATGGTGTTCCTGAATCAAATGTGTAAATACACCTAATAGTCATCCGTATCCCACCAATAGGGAATAAAGTCCCCTCATCAGTTTCAACAGATATAACTTCTGTATCAAGTGCATTGCCACTTCTAGTAATATCAGATTCTAATTCTGTTTCAATAGCGGTGATGAGTTGATTTCGTAAAGTGTCAATATTAGCTTCTGCACCTTTTACAAAACCTGATAAAACAAAATCAATAGTTCCTTGTCTTGTTTTTGCACCACTACCAATCTCAACATCTTCTCTTGTTTCTTCAGATGTTTGTACGATTACAACTGGATATTGTTTATCTGATAATTCGTCTAAATCAAAAGGTTGCCTAGTTACCTTTTTAATTGATGGACTTGATATACCGCTTATAGTTGATGCAATGTTTGAAGCTATATTCTCTCTTGTACTCATAATCCTAATCTTCTTATTTCTTTGTCTAAAAATCTTTCAAATTGTTTTGCAATAATCTTTTCAGTTTTGTTATCAAATCCGAAAAACTGTCTATTAGGTTCATTTAATACTTGATTAAATAATGCTCGTCTAGTCATTTCATTATTATTAAAAAATACACTAGCTTTGCTTTTAGATTCAACTTTACCTGTAATAGAACCTAACATTCTTCCAGTATTGAATAAATCAATCTTTGTTGGTTTACCCTCTCTTTGCAAAGTTTTTAAATAACCCTCACTATAAGGTGCAAATCTTCTTCTTCTAAAATCTTGTTCTCGTCTTGTAAGTTCTTTGATAATCGCTTGTAATTGAAAACTTGCTTGTAGCAATGCTTTTCTAGTTATTCTTGGAAACTTGTTTACAAACTTATTTAAGTTCTTTTGTATAGATTTAACATTTGATTTAACTGAAACTGTAACTGCCATTACCTAACAAGTTTTCTAAATCCATGTAAAGGTTCTCTTTCGTTTACATTGATTGAACCATCTTGTGCTGAGTCGTATTCAACACCATCTTCAAGAATCATTCTAAATTCTTTGTTATATTCTGACATATAATATTCTGCCATTCTTTCAAATTTATCTTTGTCTGTTTCTGGTCTAAACTTTGATAATGCTGGAAGCATAAATCTACCAAGAAATAAATATACACCAGCACGTTTGAATTGGTCTAAATTGACTTTTGTATTATCCATCTCTGGCGTGTTTAAAACTGTAATATCTGTATATACGTTTGTTTTATAAGTAGGAAACCATCTACTTCTAAGTTCTCTTAAAATATCGTTTGTTGTTTGTAATATATAAAAAGCAACCTCTGACGTTCCTGAGCCAATACCAAAATCAAAAATGTCTGATTGATACTTTGCTACCTCTGTTGCGTCTATAACATTTGCACCTGTAAAATTAGCCATTACTTATAAAATCCTTTGAATAACCAATCTACAAATTTATTCCAAATCTTTTTAATTTTTTTAATCATCATTTCTCCTTATGCCCTATGGGCGATTGCTCGCCCATAAGAATATGATTATTAGCTTACTATACTAGAGTCACCAGCTATTTCAACACCATAGGAGTCGTGTAATTCACCGACACCATATACTGCTGTTGCTACAATTTCATCTGCTCTTAAACTCGCATCACGTTGCGTCTCCACTTTTAAATCTTGCATCATCGCCATACCTAAAGCGTCTCTGTGGAACATAGCTGATTTATAATCACCAGCGTTTCCTGTGTTTGCAATATTAGAAGTTTCAAAGATTCTAATTCCACCTAAAGTTCCGATGAAACCATTTCTTAATGCTTCGTTTGCTAAGTCAGATACGTTTCCAGAAGTTGCAAATGTATTTGTTATGTTTTTTTTAAGGTCATAAGCAATATCTGGATGAAATACTGCTACAACATCATTTAAAGGAACATTGTTTCTTCTTAATGTTGCGATAGCTTGAAAGAAGTGTTCTGCTGTAACCGCCGCCGCAGTTGAACCAACTACATTTGAAAAACCATCAAATAAAGCTGTTAAGTCCAAGTCTTGTTTCTTTGCGATTGCTTCTCCAAACAGTTTACCAATATCTCCAGCAACATTTCTTGGTGCTGAATTTCTTGCTAAGTCTGTTAGAGTAGTCATAACACCATTCTCACTTGCAGTTATTGTAACTGAAGTTGGGTTTACTTCTGTGTTAGATAAATCAGATGCTTCTGATACTGCACTTGCTGAAACAGTTGCATATATCGGAACTTCAACTGACTTTCCACCACCTTGTATAGCATAGTTTCGTACAAGTGGTCTCATGATTGATTGTTCACTTGCAACGAATAATGCCTCTGCAACGATTTCAGTATATAATTCCGAAAGCGTTGTACTTGTTGTTTCGTTTGCCATTGTTATTTACTCCGTTTATTTTTTGTTTAAGTTTATCTGAACAGGACTAGAGTCTCTTTGTTTCCGATATTCTGCATATCGTTTTCTGTCCTCCGCCTTGCTCATATCTAAATCCTGAATATTAAAAGGTTTTACAGTTTTACCCTCGACAGAACTCTGGCTTCCTGAACCAGACTTGCCACTTGCGGAAAAATGTGGGTTCGCCTCTAAAAACTCTTTAACACGTTCTTCTATGCTAAAAAGTTCGCCTTTTGGGTTATAACGTATATTATTATTATTATCAACAACTTCTATACGATTATCGTCACTTAACCTTACTTGATTCTTAATTAAGTCTGTAACTTGTTGAGGATTGATAGCATTATATTTAGATGCGACAGATAATAAACTATTATCTATTTTTTCTTTTTTAATATCGAGTTTCATTTTTTGTAACTCAGCATCTTTACTTGCTATTCTCTCTTGCATTAACTTTTCAAGGTCTGCTTTTGTTTTAGCTTCTTTGATTGCTTTTTCTTTTTGTGCTTCCTCTTCAGCTTTCTTTTGTTCTTCAAGCTGTCTATTGTATTTTGATTTTTCAGCTTCAAGTCTTTGTTTGATAATATTATCAAGCTGTTCTTGTGTGAATTGAGGTTGAGGTTTATTATCAGTTTGAGTTTCTTTAGCCTGTTCTACAACAGCATCATTTTTCGGTTGATTAACCTTTTCTTGTTCTGACATATTACTCCTATATTATTAATTGTCCTTGTTTGTTATACCAATCTGGATTGACATAAGACCATTGATGTCGGCAGTTATAACCGCCTCTTACAACAAGTGGGTCTCCTGACTTCTTGCCACTCCATGATTGTCTTTGCCATAATTTTCTTACTTCTTCAATAGTAAAGATATTTCCTTGTCTTTTGCTATATCTTCCATTTAAAACATCACGACAAATTCTTCTTGTGGTAGGTATAATATCCCCATAATATTTTACATGAGTTAATCCAGCGTCTAATGCTTTTTTTGTATTTACCTGTGCATCAAACTCACGCAAACCATCATTTAAAAGCTGACTAGCAAATTTACGCATATTATCGCCAGACCTTGTTCTACCAAATTTTGATTGTAAAGTTGCAACAGCTTTATCCACTCTTGATTGCATTGATTTAACATTTTTATTTTTCTTTACAAAGTTTACTAATTTTTGTGCTTCTCTATCATCTGTCTTACTATAAATACCATTTATGGTTCTTCTTAATTCATCTTCTAATTCTACAAAGTCTCTGCCAGTAAGAGTGTTTTGATAAACTTTATCTGCAAGTCTTTTGGTAAATGTATTTGATATATCTTTAAACTGTGTAAATGTTTGAACTTTTAAATTTCTTACTAACTCTAAATCACCTTTTGTAAGAACTTGAAATTCTGCTGGGATATTGCCTATTTGCCTAAATGCTCTTTCAATTCTTTTTGCTTGTCTGTTAAATCCTTGTTTAGTTACTGTATCTGCCCAACCAAGAAACTCCGTTTGTAGAATAGTTCTTATTTTTGGTCTAATAGCTACTGCGGCTTGTAATTCTATTAGTTTGCCTTGTTGAGTTGGTAAATCTCTGCCAGCAAGTCTCTCCTTATC